CGATTAAATATTGTTGCTGCATTAAATACGTTTTTTGGTCCTCTAATAGCCCTTGACGAGCTGATGAATAGTTGACTTGTGACATATCACGTGCTGCAACTTCATAGGAAATTCCTTGAGCTGAACCGGAAAGGCGTTGTTGTAAACGAATAAATTCAGCTGAGTTAGCAGCCTGTGCTGGAGGCTGAACAACATGTACGTCATCTCCCGGATTTAATTCCATCATCATACCTGGACTAAGCATTTTGCCAGCGTATCCAGTTCGTTTATCAGGTTGGCCATTTCCTCGTCCAACCGCCCCAGTACCATTAGGTGTCATTCTCTTAATTAACACCGCAAGCAATGCAGCTACTCTTTCTTTTACACTGACAGCCTCCATAAATTGGTTCATATCTCGAACCCTCGGAAGTGTTGAGGACAATTCACTCATTTCTCGTAACTGACTAGGACGCTTTTTCTTGAATAAAAAAAGCACATCTTTAGCGTCAATTCGCTCAGATGTACCGATATAGTTTCCATATGCATCATATTTTTTAAGATAATAGGCAACTGGCCGATTATACGCATTGTATTCAATACCATTCACAATCTTTTTAGTAGTTGTTGTAGGCATCATTGTATCTAAATCATCTACCTCATATATTTGTAACGACAAAGGTACAACCCCATCATCAACATATCTCAAGACAACAATAATCCCGCCATCAACCTTTTGGCGGCGCACAAGCATTTGGCATATTTCTGAAAAGCTCTGTTGCTGTGTGACATCACAATTTTTAGGCCGGCACCACAATTTGAATAATGTTTCTATAGCTGTATTCAAGTTTTCATTTTCAGTTTTTGCTTGTAACTTAAAGCCTCCACCAACAACATTTCGCTCAAATGCTAGGACAACACTCTCTAATATGTCGCTATTTCGTTCTAAATCACGGCTTCTCGCACGAATTGTATCACGATACATACCATCGGTAGATTCAGCCTTTGCATTTACAGCTCTCCACCCTGCGTTTAAATGATCATCACCTGCTGCATCATATGAACGCATGTCATTAACAGCTTTTCGATAACCTAAACGTTTATATGCAGATTCAGGAGATAACCAGGCAATTGTTCGATCTAACCAATTCATTTTCCCACCTACCTTCTGTCAAATAAGGCGACAGATGTGTTGGCCAAGCCAATGCCATCTGACTTTTCAGCTTCTAATTCCCCTTGAAGCTCTTTCTGACGCCGATAAAGTAAGGATAAATCAGCACGCTTTAAACGCCTCGAACCAATTTGATATTCTTGGCCACCAATTTCAATAGCTGCAATCGCATTGTTTACTTGCTGTAATTGCTCTGAAATATTCATAGACTCTCAACTCCTTATCCCTCTTGGATGTGGTAATATTTTCATATAAAGGTGGTGATTATATGCAAAATCTAAATCCATATTTATTTGTAATTAACGTTGTACCCATGCAAGAAAACGAAAACTATGAAAGTATTGCAGGGGCAAGGGCACATGTCTGGGTAATTTCAAGTGATATAGAAAGCGCCAAACTTCGTGCAATAGAATACAATAAAAATTTCCTTTGGGATATCATAAGTTTTGAACACGAGTTCGAGATTCGCGAAGAGCAGATTCCATCGTTTCATGAGGATGAATTACGCCTGTACCAATCAGCCCTTCAACATGGTATTGCTGCTGATTACATTGCTTATCAGAAGCATTTGGAAAAAAATTAGTTTTATCAGTAGCCATCGTTCCAGCGGTGGCTCCCTTCTTTAATTGTTCCATTCCTTTTACCTCCTACATCCATTTTTTATTACCACCCAGCCAATCATTATTAAATTCCTCAGCAACTTCATTAACATTCGCTTCAGGCGGTGTTTCTTCTTGCAATAAATGCAACGTCCTAACGCCTAAAACATCTGCCATTGCAAAATCATAGACCTCACAATCAAGATAATGGTTATCGGCATGAGAAGATTTCTTTACCCAAATAGAAACGGTTCGGCCACTACGTTTTTCATTAATTTTATGTTCTGCGGTAACTTGTTCCGCATAATCATCATCAATATTTTTATACACCATCCATGAGCCAGTTCCATTTTTCTTTTTCATCCGTGATGCAATCATATCTTTATATTTACCACCATCAATAAGAATTAACTGCATACCATAAGCTGATGATGATGTGCGATTGACCATACTAATCCGGAAGTGATGAAGCCCATCACCTACACCTTTGATGGGAACTGCCCATTCACTATTACGAGCACAAAAATCATAAACCTCATCTGTTTGGTCCCCTGAATCAATTCCAGCTGCATTAACTATCATTCTTTCGCCATTATCCTTATAAAATTCAGCATTCATGATGTTTTCAATATCAGTAAAACTTGATACTTGACCCTTTGCCACTAATTGAGAAGTCATATATTTTCCCCAAGCTCGAATTGTATAGTATAAACTTGTTTCTTGGACATCGACACCTGCAGTTAATAGCTCTGCCCATTCAGGTACAGTAAATTCAGGAATATCAGTTTGTCGCTCCTTAACCATATCCGCATTAGTTTTTAATTTTGTATCTTCCCAAACTTCTGCTAGCCAGGAATTGACGAAGTTTTGAAATGCTTCAGGATCATCTTTTGATGTTAAAAATTCTTTTGCAATGGATCCGAATGTTACAAACGGGGAATACAAAGTATTCATCCAGTAAGCAACTTTACGAGGAAATTTAGTTCGTTGTTCTACAGGTTCCCATTTCCCTAGCCTCAGCATTTGAATTTTATGTTGATCCGTAATGATGCAACCACATTCTTGACATACATAATGCGCAAACTCAGCTCGATCGATTTCGCTCATACCTTCTTCTTTTGGCCATTTTATTTGTTTAAATTTTAGCTCTATCATTTCTCCACAATGACAACAAGGTAAAAAGAAATGCTTAACTACATCAGCTGTTTCTTTTGCTTTTGCAATATGGCCAGTTCTAATAGTTGGTGTGGATGTGATGAAAACTTTACTATTCGAAAATGTTTTAGTACGCTCACGCGCCAACTTAATTGGATCAGCTTCTTTTTTAGATGCACCAGGATACTTATCTACTTCATCGAGTAATAAATACCTCATTGCTTTTGAAGATAAAGACGCTGGAGAATTTGCGCCAGTCAATGATAAATACATACCATCAAACTGTAGTTCTAATCGACTTGATCCATTCTTGTTAAACTTGTTTTTTAGTTCTCCTGATAGTAGGAACATTGGTTGTATACGATTTTCTGATACAGATTCGGCCAAGTCATCCGTTGGATATACAACCATGGCTGGATTAGGATCCTGCATAACTACATAGCCTAAAACATTTAATAAAACCTCTGTTCC